ATACCACGAAGAATACTGGGAACGGTGGATACATCATAGAGACGCTTAGTGTCCTCGGACAAGCGTGTCACTACTACTGGATAGTCTTCGTATCCGTTAAGTAGCTCGAACTTTGCATATCCGGGAGTCCCAGTGCCATCATCTCCATCAAAGTTCTTATGAAATACTGTGCAATAAATTCCTTCGGAGCCGTCCTCTTCGTTAATAAGTCTCTGGTATCCGTAAACAATTTCAATAAGTTCATCAGCTTCGTATGCAGTATCCGTGAGGCTCATGCTGCGACGGCCTTCTTCGTATCGCTCAAGGCTGTCAATGTTGACCCCTCGGTATCTTTCGATCATCATATCCACGAAGTCCTGATCCCAACCATCGGTTGTTACCTTTAGCTCTAGTTCCTGTGGAGTATAATACGTTTTCCAAAAGCAATACGGTGCGCGCTGCGGATCAGTTACATATGGAGGAAAGACGAAGTCACCATCAGGTGCTAGGGTCTTAACCTCCGGGCAATTAATTTGACGACGCACGACGGGCAGTTTTGCGATTCCTTTTTTTCGTAGATCCTTGAGTGCTTTCTTTGCTCGCTTTTCCGTAACGCCGTCAAAAACTTGTTGTAAAAGCAGGATGAGTTCTTCATCATTGTCACCTTGCTCTACAGCTTGAAATATTTCTGGGGACATCTGTGCGATTTGCTGGAGGTCAATCTCTTGCTCAAAGGAGCGATCCTCCATGTGCCATCCAACGTAAGTAACCAGTAGTCCACGCTCCAGCAGGTAGTTAGCACCTAGCTCCATCTCCCTGTAAAAGCGGGGAATGTATCCGGATCGTATCATCCACTTAAGGAAACCTGATACTAGTTTGCTTCGGGCAATGTCTCCACTCTCCACGGGGAATGCTCTAACATTAGCCCTCTTGAGTGCGGACATGAATAGTGATGCAAGTTTAGTAATGCGTTCATCAATAAGATGGCACTCACTATCGCTAGCACCTTCCCAAGGGAATGCGTCCGCTCCATGCTTGCGGTGATCACGGCTCTTGCCTGGCCACCAGTTTCTGCGGTCGTCGTAACTCGTACGACATAAATCAAAATAACCTTCTAGCTCTGTTACCGTTTCCTCGTAGGCAAATCGGAGAGTTTTAATGTCCGGTTCGTCACCAACGTAGGTAAGGGCCTTTGAAATATTATTGTTCTGCATTTAGTCTATTTTTAATTAGTTGAAGCATACTCGCAAGATGTGTCCTGGAACTGCCTATCTTATCACATAACTCTATGTTTGTCATGGGAACTTTGGACTCATGCTTTACGTGACGCTTGAAGGTCTCCCACATTATTAGCCTATCTCTGTTCTGCTGGTTCCATTTGTAATCCAGCGTCAGGTTCTCGTCCTCGATCTCTCCAGTCTCGGGGTTTCTGTCATAAAATATCTTTGTCCTATCAACCTTTGACATAACGATAGCTGACTCCTGTTTCTGATTCAATGGCTTCAAAGCAAATCATCTTGCCCAAGAACCTGTCCTTCAACCTGTTAGGTAATAGGACTGGAACCTTTTTTCCGATTTCTACGAAGTGAACCATGTTGAACCTAGGGTTCGGGCAAATGGATAGCACCTTGCCTCTGTAATGCTTAGGTATTATTTCATTAATAAATAGGCCGTCGCAAAGGATGTCCTGTCCCTCCGGGCTAATCCAAGTGTTCTTACCCTTACCACTTATGTATTCAGGGGGTAGTTTTTCTTGGGCGATTTGAAGTGCTTCATCGAAATCAGTATTATGATATTCAGTGAACTCAGTTAATTTTATTTTCATTAGTATCCTCCTTGTTGTTTTCTCGTGATCCCCATATCGGAGGATGTGAAGTAGTCCGGACCCATACCGCCATTTGACATTCGCAAATAACGGATGAGGTCAAAAAAGTCCTTGAGTGCTTCGTCCGCTTTGCCAGCAGCGTTGTAATTAATCATGCTCTCAATAAGATTCCCGCAGTCCTGATGCACGTAGCACCTTGGTCTGTTGGCGGGATCAAGGTCATAGTTCGGATTATAGAAGAACCAATCGTCCAGGCTAGTGTTACCTATGCCCTCCTGCTGTCCATCCGATGGGGTAAAGTTCATGCCGAAGTCATAGAAGGCCGTGAATAGATCCACATTGTTCTCATTTTCTTTAGCAAAGAATCTGGAGTCACCTATTCGTTCCGTGACCTCGATACCTAACTCCTCTTCAATCTCCTCAAATAGTTCGCAGTACCTCTGTACGTCATAGCCTATCTTTTCTGAGGCTGGACCCTTGCGCCATTTTGGGTCACCGAACAAAGCCCACTCACCATAGGTATCCCTGTCCGGCCACTCCCGTCGTATAAATATCTCCTCGTCCTCGGATACTCCTGCCCATATCGCTACATAGTTTCTGGCAAAGGCGGGGTCAACTACCTGATACCAGGTAAGGGATTTCTTGTCAGGAAAGGTCATGCCGTATTTGTTCGGCTCCTCGCTCAGAACATTAACCTCAGGGCTAAAGTTAGGAAGCAGTGAAGTCATTGACTTCGTGGGTAATCCGTAGGCACGGACCATGATGGTATCACGGTTCGCGTTCTTTAGATCCTTGGCTATGCGGTCATAACCACCAAAGGGGTTCTCGTCGGAGTGCAGGTACACAACACCAGCATCTCGTTCGGGGCTGTATTGAATCACGGGAACCTGTTCGCCATTCAGCAGGGACGCGGACTTAGTCTCGAGTGTCTCAGCACCTTTAAGGTAATCCGAAACAAATGGTGTGTATCCGTCAATAGGGGTAAAGCCCAGAAGCATCTTACTATCTCTGGTCGCAAGACGGAAGCGCAGGGTGTTGACTAGCGCAGCATCCCCTAAGTATTCGTCCAGCCAAGCCCCAATATTTGTTCCCGTAGGGTTACGGAAACCGAACTCAAAACCTTCTAGGATCGTTTGGTTATTACTGAACTGGGTATAGGTCTTGAAGTCCACCCTAGTCCTGGTGTCCGGAAAGATAAACGAACTGCCCGTGAACCCATTTTGCATACTGAAGTTAATGTAACCATCAATACTCTTGGTCTTCCTGCGAAACTCTCTGGGCATCATCTCCCATACCGCAGCCTGCTGTACCTTGATTGATGTGTCCGCATTCTGACTGAAGCATACCACATGTCCGTCCATGTTCTCGGTCACGGATTCCATGACCATCTTAGCACATCCCGTTGTCTTCCCGCTTCTGTTCCCCCCAAAGGTAATGACCTCGTCGTAGTCCTGTAGGGCATTTCGCATCCTGCTCCAGCCCGGCAGTTCAAATCCGTGACGAAGTGGATCCTCCTCCGCTGACTGTATCCTACCCTCATGAGCTTCGTGCAGCGCAACCAATAACTTAGGATCTGCCTCACCTAGGATAACTATCTCCTCATCCGTAGGGGCTTCGAGGGCCGGGTGCTTTGTGAACTCAATAGTCATTCTTCTTCTTCTGGACTATCGGAATCATCCTCGAACTCCCACTCAAAACTTATGTCACTGTTACTAAGTTCCTTCTGCATCTCATGCAAAAGCATCCTTCCTGCTGGCAGGTGGTTGTAATCATAAAATAGCTCACCCTGCTCGTCCATAACTATGAAGCAGTAATTCTCAAAATGCTCGCCTAGGATACCACGGATCTGGTCATAGATCGGGTCATAGCTGGAATCCGTGATTGATCTAGGCATCCTTAACCTCTGCCTCTATTGTCTTAGCTTCCTGTATCCTAGCTCTCGCCGCCTTGATGGTAGCCTCGTAGTCATCCTGCGTGAAGACCTTTCTATCTTCCGTGATTTGTGTAGCTTCACCTCTAGCAGTCAAAGCCTCCCTACCTGCGTTAGCCTTAGCTATGGATAGCTCCTTTAGGTCACGGAACGATACCTCGAATTCCGGATCACCTTCTAACCTACCACGGACTTTCTCAATGAGGTCCTCTTCCAATGAGGACAGGTTCAAATAGTTCCTGGCCGCTAGTCGGCCAGTTACCTCTCGGAACTTCCCTATGTGGTCAGCATAATCAGTAAGTACAGATATAACCGTATCCCGATTGAACTTGTACTTCTTCACAATCTTCGTCTGGGTCTCGCCCATAGCGTAGTGATAAAGTATCTCAGCCACCTTTCCTGGGTTAGCGCGGCTTAGACTATTGACCTTCAGCACTTCCTTCTCTCTGCTTACGGCCTGAATACTCTCAGAAATACTGGACATTAGGTCCAGTCGCATCTCCTCAGGGGTAGGGTTTAGGGTACTCATTATGTCTTTGATAGGAAGGACTTAGATACATGTCAAGGATTACTTTCCTC